AGTTTATTAGATAGTACAATTTTATTTAACCTTATTGATCCTACCTCTCAAGAATTAGTGTTTAGCAGAAACCTAGTCGTTGTTTATACCGATACTGGCACTGCAACCGCCACAATGGAACAGACGCTGTTAGACAATATTAATGCTGGCTTATACAATTATAGCATTGTAGTTACCAATGGTGAAGGTGAACAACAGATTGCTTATAGTGATGACAACTATAATGCACAAGGACAAGCACGAGTAAACGAAAATGTTTATCCTGCATTTGTGCCAACGCTGCTGCCTACTATTTTACAATATGGCAATAACAGTGATACAAATTATATGAATGTTGCTTACACTGGCACCAGTGTCATTGCTGATCGTGTTAAGGGTGTAGCAGTACAACAAACGGTTCAGTACAACGCTAATGCATTTACTGGCAATATTGATCTACAAATCACGCAAGAAATACCAACCACGTTAAATCCAAACTCTTATATTACTATTAACACTGTTGCACTTAACAACTTTAGCGGTAATGGATATTTTAACTTTCAAGGCAAGTTTAACGCTGTTCGTTTTAAAATCACACAAGTTAATGGCACAGTGAATTATATCGCATATCGTCCTTGACTTTTGCCATAAATCTGTTATATTAGTTGTATGGAAATAACTGACCAAATCCTGCAGCATCTGCCATGGAAACGCAAATCCACACCTAGCGGTTGGATAAGTTTCAATGCTGTCTGCTGCCATCATAATGGTCACGGTGTAGATACTCGTGGTCGTGGTGGTGTTATGCCGTCACCAGAGGGCGGTATTACTGCTCACTGTTTTAATTGTCATTACACTGCCGCTTGGCAACCAGGTAATCGTCTTTCATATAAGATGCGCCGTTGGATGGCTTGGCTTGGTATTGCCGATGATACTATTTCTCGTCTTAGTTTGTTTGCAATGGCTACTGCATCTGCAGAACCAATTGCGCCAGAACCACGGCAATTGCCTACCTATGAACCTCGTGAGCCATGTCCTGGTCGTCCTATTACAAGTTGGTTAAATGATGGGTATATCAATGAAGACGATTATAATTCTCTTGAAACTGCTATTAATTATCTTGATTCTAGAGGGTTTGGCGATAAGCTATCTGATTTTTACTGGACAGACGACCCTTCTTTAAGAAACCGTGTGTTAGTTCCATTTACTTGGAAAAACAAACCTATGGGATTTAGCGGTCGGTTGTTTGAAGATGGTAAGAAGAAGATAAAATACTTCTCTAACTATCCAAGCAATATGATATGGGGATATGACAAACAACACAAGGATGCAAAGTTTTGTATTGTTGTAGAAGGATTGCTTGATGCGGTTGCTATCGGTGCGCTTGCAATTTGTTCGAATGAAATTAATGATGGTCAGGCTCAAGTTATTGAAACATTAGACCGTGATATCATTGTTGTACCTGATCGTGATAAGGCTGGTGGAGCAATGGTTGATGCTGCGCTAAGGTATGGGTGGAGCGTGGCATTTCCTGATTGGGGCGATGGTATTAAGGACGTAGCTGATGCCGTTGCAAAATATGGCACATTGTTCACGATGCGCAGTATTTTAGATAGTGTGCAAACTAATAAGTTAAAAATTCAACTCCATACTAAAAAATGGTTTTGACAATCTCAAATGAAAAGTATATAATTACCTAATGGCAAAAACATACGATAGCGCAATACAAAAGTTATTCGTTGAGATGATGTTGAGTGATCCGCAAAGCTATGTGCGTGTTCAAAACATCTTTAATCCAAACAACTTTGACCGTAGTTTAAAGGGTGCAGCAGAGTTTATTAAAGAACACTGTGAAAAGCACACCGTTATGCCTATTGTTGAGCAGATTAATGCTGCTACCAACAATACCTTTGCTCAAGTTCCTGGCATGACTGATGATCATACTAGTTGGTTCTTGGAAGAGTTTGAAGATTTTACTAAGCAAAAAGAACTTGAACGAGCCATTCTTGCCGCCGCAGATTTGCTTGAGAAAGGTGACTTTGGTCCAGTTGAAAAACTTATCAAGGATGCAGTTCAAATTAGTTTGACTAAAGACCTTGGAACCGATTACTTTGCTGATCCCAAAGCACGTTTGATGAAAATCAAAGATAATAATGGTCAGGTTTCGACGGGGTGGAATGCACTTGACCAGAAACTCTTTGGCGGTTTCAACAAGGGAGAACTGAATATCTTTGCTGGTGGTTCAGGTAGCGGTAAGTCACTGTTCATGCAGAACATTGCAGTTAATTGGATGCAACTTGGTCTCAATGGTGTATATGTTACGCTAGAATTGAGCGAAGAACTTACCTCTATGCGTATCGATAGTATGGTAACCAATATTGCCAGTAAGGATATCTTCAAAGACATTGACAATGTTGATATGAAGGTTGTCATGATGGGTAAGAAGAGTGGTAGATTACAGATTAAGTATTTGCCAGCCCAAAGCAACATCAACGATGTTCGTTCTTATGTAAAGGAACTTCAAATCCGCACTGGTCGTAAGGTTGATTTTATTATGATCGATTATCTTGACTTGCTTATGCCTGTTAGTGCCAAAGTTAGTCCAAGTGATTTGTTTGTTAAAGACAAGTATGTAAGTGAGGAAATTCGTAACTTTGCCAAAGAAATGCAAATTCTATTAGTTACTGCATCGCAGTTGAATCGTGCATCTGTGGAAGAAGTAGAGTTTGACCATAGCCATATTTCGGGTGGTATTTCCAAGATTAACACTGCTGATAATCTATTTGGTATCTTTACTTCTCGTAGTATGCGTGAACATGGCAAATACCAGTTGCAGATTATGAAGACTCGTTCATCTAGTGGTGTTGGTCAAAAGGTTGAACTTGAGTTTGATGTTGACAGTTTGCGTATTCGTGATTTGCCAGATGATGGTGACACTCACCAGTTTAAGAAGCCTGTTAGTAGCATCTTTGATGGTATAAAGAATAAAAGCACGGTTATACCAAGTACGGAACCAGAAGAAAGTGGCAAAATTGTGGCAGATGTTAACAGCAGTAAACTAAAACAAATGCTAGCCAACATTAAAAAAACTTAAATACCCTATGATTTCCCTACAAAATATAAAACATTTGCATATTGAATTTAGTTCGCTATGCAATGCTAGGTGTCCACAATGTCCACGTAACCTATTTGGTTATCCATTTAATATGGGTTACGTGGAAACAAACTTAACGTTAGAACTTGTTAAAAAATCTTTTAGTCCGTCATTCATTTCACAATTGCGAGTGTTGTTGGTTAATGGAAACTTTGGCGATTTTACATCTAATTTAGAATCCCTAGAAATACTACAATATTTTAAGTCATGCAATGAAAATTTGCAAATAGAAATAAGCACAAATGGTAGCGCAAGAAACGCACAGTTTTGGTCTGAGTTAGGAAAATTAACAAGTACAGAAGTGCATTTCTGTTTGGATGGATTACAGGATACACATCATCTTTATCGTCAAGATACTGATTTTAATAAAATTTTACAAAATGCAAAGACATATATGGATGGCGGTGGAACTGCAATTTGGAAAATGATAAAATTTGACCATAATGCACATCAACTAGAAGAATGTCGCAGTATGTCCGTGGATTGTGGTTTTAAAAGATTTGACCTCATAGATCATGGTAGAAATATAGGACCAGTCTTCAATCGTGATGGCACCCTATCTCATATTATGGGCGAATGGGGGGGTGATACAGTTATTGAAAATATTATTGCGGATAAAAGTAATCAGAATAAAGAATTTTATATTAACCCACATGTTGTTGGCACCACCCATTCATGCTTTACGAAAAATGAAAAATCAATTTATATTTCTGCAGTAGGCAAAGTATATCCATGTTGTTTCTTTGGATTTAGTCCAGAGACCTATGACAAAGGTTGGAATGGTAAAATGAATCGTCAAATTAAACCACTACTAGAAAAAAATAGTTTACATGAGTATGATTTAGAAACATGCATTGCTTGGTTTGGCAAAGTTGAAAGTGCCTGGACAAAAGATAGTTATGAAGAGGGTGCTATCATGACATGCGATATAATGTGTGGAAATGTTCCGCAAGCATAATTTCCAATAAATAAAAGTACGGAGTAACTATTTTGCGTAAACAAACTCGTAGTATATTGGATGAATTAAGTTCAATGCCTGTTGGACAAAACGCTGGTCTAGTTCTAGAAAGTCGTGCTAACCATATTATCAACAGTGCAGTAAACTTAATCAATCAAATACGTGAAAACTATGATGCTCCAGAAGCAGACGAGTTAGAGCGCAGACTTATTAACGCTATTCGTGGACAAGACCCACAGAAATTCGTACGTGGTTTAAGGAAGATCAATGAGAGCCGTTGAATTTTTATCAGAAATAACAAAACCAGATGCTCCGCCACCGAAAGCAGGTGATATTGAATTTGAGAAGAGTAAACAAACATTTGTGCAAATTATACAGCAAACTATTGCAGACTACAGTAAAAATCTCAATGATATGAAACAAATGGCTCCTACCGAATATAAAAAACGCATACAAGATCGTAACAAAATGGTTACAGATTTTCAAGAAATATTATCAAACACGTTGATAGCAAAAGGTAATAAATTTATTACTAAAAGAGATTTAAACGATATTGGATTAAATAAAATTAACTTTAGCAGTGGGTCACGAACACAAAAACAAACAGCTACACAACCTTCACAAACTGCAAATAATGCTCCGCAACCTATAACTGTTGGTGGTGAAACAATTAAACCAAGTGATCCTAGATACGCATCAATGTCTGCCGCACTTGATAAACAAACTCAAAAAAATGCAACAGGTGAATCGGTTGAAGAAGCAGTATTAAATTTAAAAAATAATGCGATTGTTTTTACACCACGTGAAATTGATGGATTAGCAACACGTGCAACACAAGTTTGGTATAGAAATCGCCAACTTAAAGCAAAAAATCCACAACTTTGGGCGCAGATGACTGGTGATCAAACAAACAGTGGAATTCAATCAATTGGAACTAGTCGTAATGGTAAAATAATTTCAAAAGCAGTCGGCATAAATCAAGAGAAACCAGAATTTTTACAGTCGTTGGTTAATATGCTGTACAAACCAGGCGGACCAACAGAACTTGCTCATAAGTTGCAACAAGCTGGTGCACCAAAACCTAATTAAAATAATAAAGTTTAATTCTATATATTTTTTGCATATCAGCATAAATAATTACAGCGTTGTAAAGACGCAAATTTTGGAGAATTAAAATGGCAGATTTTTATCGTACAAATGGTAATGCTGGTGTAGTTGGTGATGGTAAGGGTTTTATCTCAACAGCAATCGGTGCTAGCTTTATCGGAAAGTTCCCTGTAGCACTTGCAGGTTATATCGCTAACACTAGCGGCACAGCACAAGATATTCGTGGTGAAAGCGCAGTAAACTATGCAATTCCTGCAATCATCAATGCAATTGAGTCAAACGTGACTGTTCTTGCGTATCAGATTGAAGCAACTTCTGGTGGTAACATCAGTATTCTTCTTGAAGGTGCACAGGGTCTTGCATCAACTGATGCTGGTATCGCAACTGTTGTTCAGTCAACTGTTCGTAGTCTAACTGCTGCTGGTAACAACGCAGTTGATTGCAGTGGTTCATTGTTCGTAAACAAGGGCTTCAAGCTAAGTTTCGTATAATATATACTAGATATAGTACAAAGTTTAAGGGCGAGCAATCGCCCTTTTTCTTTGTCTAAATTACTTTACTATAAGTAAAAACATGATCAGATGTATGACATTATTTGATATTACCAGAAATGGTGATTATCATGCAAGTAACCAATTAAAAAATTGGCACACACTGCTGCAGGCAATCAATTTACAATCAATTCCTACCATTCAATCCTATCCAAAGCGATTTTTTCGCAACATAGATGGTCTAGGGTTTGGATCAAAGTATAGTGGACATGAAGAAATTTGGATGTTTGACTTTGATATAGACAACTTTGATGGTGATTTAACAGAATTGAAAAACAATATTAATCTAATACCAATGATTACTGGTTTAGAAGAAACGGTTAGCAATCTTGACCACTATACAATCATGAGTGGCGATAATCAAAATATAGTGTTTTTATTATTATAAGTGTCATAATAAATAATATTTGCAATGCATGGAGTTGTTATGGCAAAGAAACCATATGAAATAGAGCGAACCAGTTTAGAAGCGCATGTCGATATCTGTGCAGAGCGTTATGAACAAATGGATACGAAAATGGATACTATGGAATTAAGACTTGCAAAGGTTGAATCCATAGTCAGCGATATTAAATCTATGTTAATCGAAAAAGAAACTTTGGCTTATAAAAAACTCGTTGGCTTAGGAATTGGCATTATTGGCTCACTATTAACGGCACTTTTGGGACTTATATTATATGTGGCAAAAACGCATAGTTAATTGACAAACAGTGCTGCTTTGTGCTAAATTAATAGCATGATAGATGAAAGCAAAACACTCAACAAAATCAAAAAATTCGTCACGGAAGAATACGATCACTTGCCCAACAAAGGCGCAGTGATTGTAAAATCCGTGGGGAGCGGATATGTAATCAATAACATTGAAGTAAAACTCAATGGTAATATATGGCACGTGATTAAAGATAAAACTATAATTAGTGTATTGCGTCAACGTCGTTTGGCTATACTAACTGCTGCACTTGTTGCAAAGCGTATGTATCGTGATGCAAGTAGTGTTAGTGTGATTGATCGTCAATTGGATATCTATCTTGAAGATCAAAATTACTTTCGTGTACGGCTTAAACGCAATCCAGAAAATGATGTAACAGCAGATCGTCTTAGTCGTGTTGACAGCGAACTAGACTTGTTGAACCAACAAATACATCTTTTAGAAAAAAGTGTTGCGTTGGCATAAATATTATTAAATGCAAGGGCAATAAAATGTTTGTAAAAGAATTTAACGCTGTATCAGCACATGATCTGAATAAGCAGCTAAACAAAGTATATAATTGGCAACTTGATCTTAAGAAGATCAATGAGAACGATGCTAAACGTATGCTAGCAACTATTCAAAATAAAATGACAAACATTAAACGAACTAACCAAGCACATTATGCTGAACGTGTTCCAGAATATATGGAAGCCGTTATGGTTAATAAAGTCCTCGAAACATGGAAAAATGAAATGGCATACGGTCGCAAAATTATCGCAGAAAAAATACAAGCAATTGATTCATATTGTTCAGTTTCTCTTAACGAACGTGAACTTAGTCCAAGTGAACTCAAGAAGCGTGAGCACTTTGCAAAGGCACTTAAAGGAAAGAAGGGTGACTTTGAAAAACGTTACGGTAAGCGTGGCGAAGAAGTTATGTATGCCACTGCTACTAAGATGGCAAAGAATGAAAGTTATGAATTACCACCTGCACTAACTGAAGGTGAAATTGAACAAGCACGTGTTACTATGGCTACTCGTGACCTTACTGATACAGTTCAAGACATTGTTGAGAAGATCAGCAAGATGCAAAATGAACAACTTCCAGCACTTGTTAGTGCTATGAAAGATGAAGTTGGCATGGAACAGGCTAATTCATTTAATGATTCAACTAAGCAAACCTTACAAGGTTTGTTAGATGCTGCAAACAGCGCACGTGATACACTTGATAATGCAAGTCGTGGCATCTATGGCGGCAACGAAATGGATACTGGTGCTGCTCCTGATATGGGCGGTGCAGACATGGGCGTCGCTGCTCCTGATATGAATGCACCACTTGGTGGCGAAGAAGAAGCAATCACTCCTCCACGTGACGGCGAAAGTGAATTAGATGCTGCTGACACTGCTGTTGGTGGCACTGCTGAATTGGGTCGTGGTCGTAGAGCATAATTATGAAATTGCTTGAGGTTGCTCCAGATTTCGTAAAAAGTCAGGCAGGTGTTCTGATGACTATTCTGCAATATCTGGAGAATAAAACTAAACCTGGTACACAAATACCAATGGCAAATATTGCTAAGTTAATGAATAATGCTGGTTATAGTTTTAACTATGATAATCTTCAAGAACTTATTCAAAATACACCAGCGATTGAAGACATGATTGGCAATTATAACAAAGATCATATTGTGTTAGGCAAAGAAAGTATTGCTAACAAAGAACCTGATGAAGCAGAGGCTGAAAAACAAACTGCCACAGTAGATAATATGGCAAGCAATGCAAGTAAGTTTTAATCTAAATACTTAATGCGTATAGGTGATTTAGAAACCCTAACTACATTCCATGATAAACTTAACCCAGATTTATGGGAAGGCAATCGTTTAAAGCCACAAGTGCGTCTTGCACTGTTTAAAATTGCAAAAGCATTTGTTGAATTTATCAATGTAGAAGACTTAGAACTTACCGATATTACAATAAGTGGTAGCAATGCTAGTTTTAATTATAATAACAAAAGTGATATTGACCTTCATCTTATTGCTAACAGTAATGGACCTTGTAAAGTTAATCTCAAAGACTTATTCCAAGCTAAAAAAGTAATATTTAATGATCAACATGATATTACTGTTTTAGGACACGCAGTTGAAGTATATGTTCAAGGCAGCGAAGATGCTCACATATCAAACGGCGTATACAGCATTTATAATGATAATTGGGTACATTTTCCAAAGAAGATAACTGCCAAGCCAGATGTTACTAATATTGAACATAAGTTTGAACACTTAGAAGAAGAAATTAAACAAGCACTTGAAAGTGGTGATCCACAGACAATTGCGAGACTTAAAAAACGCATTAAAGATATGCGTCAAAGTGGATTAGAAAAGAATGGTGAGTTTGGCGTAGAAAACTTAGCATTTAAATTACTTCGCAACACTGGCTTAATTCAGAAATTATATGATGCCGAAACTATTGAGACTGATAAAGAATTAAGTCTTGATGAAGGTTTCTCTAACGCAATGTCTACCAACGACATGATTGCATATCTAAGACAATATCATGACACAAACTTACATCAGGATTATCTCAAGCATTTAAGAACATTTAGTAAGTTTGTTTTAAAAAATATTCCCGTAAGTTCACTTGATACTGAATTGAGTGGATTAGAAAAAGAAAAAGTAGAACAATACAAAAACATGGATTTTACTAAGGCTCCACCTATTGTAGTAGGCGATGGACATATTCTTGATGGTTATCATAGAGCAAATGCAGCAAAAGCATTGGGTATTACTACTATTAAAGCCTATGTTGGAGTTAAAGGTAATGGCAATGTGGCAGAAGGTAACGCTTTTTTAGGCGCATTAAACACTGCCAGAAATAATAACCTAGATTATTTTATAGTTGATGGCAAGAAATACAAAGTAAAAAAGAACAAGAAAATTGTTAAAGAAGAAGAGTTGAGCGAAAAGTGGAGCAAGAAATATAAACGCAGTATAGATTGCTCTCATCCTAAAGGGTTTAGTCAAAAGGCGCACTGCGCTGGTCGTCGTAAAAAGAAATAAAATTAAGTAATCTTATGAAAAATAACTTATTAATTACATTTGGATGTAGTTGGGTTTTTGGCCGTGGAGTTGGATATGTTGAAAATATGTCCAAAGAAGAATATCTAAAATTGGCAGATGAAAAAAAATTAGCCGACAAATTTAGTTTTAGAGGACTGCTTTCGGACAAATTTAATCTTACTAACATAAACTTTGCTGAAAATGCTTCAAGTAATCAACGTCAGTTTAGACTTGCTAAGAATTTTTTTATTAGTGATGAATTTAAAATATTAAAAGAAACACATGATAACGTAATAGTAATATGGGGAATTACTAGTACTGCAAGAAATGAAATATATTCAGTAAAACATGGAAGAATGTATAATTTTAAATATCTTCACGATAATGAAAAATTTTCAAAAATTATTCATAGTATTTGTTATGACAATGCACATGAAGTTGAACAATTATCGATTGATATGACATTCTGGAATGATTATTTTAATTTAAAAAATATAAAAAATATTTGGTTTGATACGTTTATACACAATCATTATCCAATTAATGTAGAAAATATGTTATTTTACGATCATGCTCCACGGGATATTTTATCAAAGATAACAGATACTACTACAATTAATGATTTTCCGTTTGATAAAGGACATCTTGCACGATCTACTGCCGAAGTTGGAATTACTCAAGGTATGTTAAATCCACATAGTTTTCATCCTACCAAAGACGGTCATGTTAAAATATCAAATATGTTGTCACCTTTTATTAAACAAATGATTGAATAAATAATAGTGGAGTCATCATATGTTTACAGCCACTAATGCCAGAATTGCAAGTATTGACAGCGTAGTCGTTGAGACTGAACTTGCCCTAATTAACATCAATATTATTAATGCAGTTGATAACAATCAAACATCTGTGCAAATTAATGGTAATACACACACAATGATTGGTGCAAACACCCTAGTTGGGACTCCAATGACACTTGATACAAATTATTATGCGAGTTGGCAAACCATCACAGCAAATAACCTAGCAGCAGGTCAAATGGCATCTGTAATAGATAACTTTCAGAAACTAGGTTATACTGTAAGTCGTGCAAGCACCGATGCTCAGCACATTTACTGGAATATTAGTTGGTAATAAACACTTGACAGATTAACAAATCTGTGGTAGTTTATTAATATGACAAATCCATACATTACACACAATCCGCTGTATGATTATAAGAAAATCACACGTAAAGAAACCAATGCTGGTCGTAGGTATCAGACACCCGAAGGTGATGTGGTAGCAAGTGTCACAACTATTCTTGATAAGACTAAATCTAAACAAAAAGTACAAGCATTGCACGAATGGCGCAAACGTGTAGGTGTAACTAAAGCACAAGAGATTACTACGGAAGCCGCTGGTCGTGGTACATCAATGCATAAACAGTTAGAAAACTGGCTTGAGTTTGGCGATCTTAAAACTGGTGGCAATGCAGTTCACCAACAAAGTGCCAAGATGGCAACGGTTATCATTGAAGAATATATGAAAGGTCAGATGCAAGAGTATTGGGGCATGGAAACTGCGCTATATTATCCTGAACTTTATGCTGGCACCACTGATCTTGTTGGCGTATACAATGGTAAGCCATCTATTGTAGATTATAAACAAACGAATAAGCCAAAGAAAACTGAATGGATTGATGATTATTTTATCCAAGGTGCTGCCTATGCTGCTGCTCATAATCATTTGTTTGGTACCGATATTTCACAGATTGTTATCTTAATGTGTTCTAAAGATTGTGAGCCACAGCGTTGGATTATCAATGGTGATGAGTTTGACAAATGGACAGGAATTTGGTGGGATAGGGTTTCCGAGTTCTATTCAGAATAACCATAAATATCTTTAAAGAGAGATATATATGTCAATCGTTCAAATATCACGCATTTCGCATCGTAGTGGTTTAAATCAGAATTTACCACAGTTAAGCAAAGCAGAACTAGGTTATAGTGTAGACACTCGCCAGTTGTTTGTTGGTAATGGTACGCTCAATGATGGCGCTCCAGAAACTGGCAATACTGAAATCCTCACCGAATATAGTGATATCCTAAATCTAGCAAACACTTATAGTTTTAAGAACAGTGATGCTGGGTATAATCCACAAACTGGAAATGCTCGTGCAGTATATAATGCCGTAGCATATGGCAATGGAGTATATGTTACTGTTGGCACTGGTGGACATATCTTATACAGTCTAGATGGCATTACTTGGGTAAACACAAACAGTGGAACAACAAGCAACTTAACTACTATTACGTATGGTAGCGGAACATTTGTTGCTGGCGGTGCAAATGGCACAATAATTTATAGCACTGATGGAAAAGTTTGGCAGAAGAGTGGTGCAGTTTCGTATACCACAGTAAACAATATTGCATTTGGTAATAGTTTATTTGTGGCGGTTACCCTACTTGGTGGCATTTATACTAGTAGCACTGGTGTTACTTGGACTGCTCGTACAAGCGGTGTAACAACCCCACTTAATAGTGTTGTGTTTGGTAGTACTAAATTTGTTGCTGTTGGTAGTGGTGGCTTAATATTAACCAGTAGTGATAACACTGCAACAAGTTGGAGCAATCAAACTGTTGGCAATAGTGATTTGCTTGGTGTTAATTATCAAGGCAGTACATTTGTTGCCACTGGAAAAAATAATAAAGCCCTATACAGTAGCGATGGCACTACATGGTATCGTAGTTTGATTGACACCTTTGTTGCAGTTACCAGTGACGGAACATTTGGTTGGGCAATTACCAGTTGGGGCGATGTTTATAAGGCAACAACAACATCATTTGCTTATGTTGCATCGGTTGCAAGTGGAATTGAAAACTTTACAAATATCTATAATAATGGTGCAGGATTGTTTACTGTACTCACTGGCAGTGGTGGAATCTATACCAGTAGTAATGGTAGTACTTGGACCTCTCGTACAAGCGGTGTGTCAACTGGTCTTAACGAACTATATTACGATGGAACAACATGGGTTGTCGTTGGCGACAGTGGTGTAATTCTAACCAGTACAAACGGTACAACATTTACATCACGCACCAGTGGTGTAACAAACAACCTTCTTAGTGTATACAAATTGTCAACAACTACTTGGATTGCGGTAGGCGTAAGCGGAACTATCGTAACTAGTCCTAATGCAACAACATGGACTACTCGTAGTAGCGGTGTAACAGTTGATTTGCGTAGTGTTACGGTGGCTAATTTAGGTGGCGGTACATACAAGGCAATTGCGGTTGGTCGTGGTGGTATTGGTATCACTAGTAGTGATGGTCTTACTTGGACTACTGCACTAAGCAATAGTGCAACCGATCCTACGGGTGCTTCTGTAAGTGTTGGCGATCTAAATCAGGTTATGTATCTTACGTTTACTGCGCCTAATACTACAACATATAGTTACTATATTGCAGTTGGTGATAACGGCAGACTGCTACTAAGTTCAAACAGCACTACTTGGTATACTAAAACAACTTATACGGTAAGTGACTTTCAAGGCATTGCTTACAGTGGAACATATTTTTATACAGTAGGTGACGTTGGTTTAACATATGATGTCAGTCAAGATGCGAGTGCATGGGCTGCAAATAGCATTTATTATAGTGCTAACTTGTTAACACCCGATGTTTATAGTTTAGCAACTAGCGGAACATATAATGTAATCGTTGGTCAGTATGGTTATACCTATCATAGTACAAGCCAATACAAATACTTCCGTCAGGGAACACAGCAACTTTATGATACACTAAACAATGTAATTTATACTACCCAATTTGTTGCAGTCGGTGCAAGTGGTCAGGTTTCATACAGCAGTGATGGTATTGCATGGACTAGTTTAAGTTTTAGTTATGGTGGTAACAGTACAATCAGAAGTCTACAACGCAAGCTAGATGACTTTGTTAGTGTAAAAGATTTTGGTGCGCATGGTGATGGCGTAACGGATGATACCGAAGCAATTAATCGTGCGTTATATGAATTATACTGCAGAACAACTAGTATTGCTGCAAGAAAAACTCTTTATTTTCCAGCAGGCAATTATATTGTAAGTGGCAGTATTAATGTTCCTTCACATGCTAGAATTATTGGCGAAGGCACATATAACACACAAATTACCCAGACTGCAAATCCATATGTATATCCATATGTTACTTGGGTAATGTATACTGCAGATAGTCTACAACAGATTCAAAACCTAATTGGATTGAATGGCGCAATCTTACCAAATGATATTACAATCACTAACTTAACACTTCAAAGTCTAAATGATGGCATTATTATTGATAGTGCCAGTCGTGTTACACTTGATAATGTGCGTCTACAAGGACCAAATAGTACAGTAACTACAGGAACTGACGCAATCAGTGGTAATACAACTGCTGGTGTTAAAATATTAGGTCGCAATCTTGCATTTGCAAGTGACGTAAACATGATTGATTGTTTGTTCAACGGATTTAATAGTGGCGTTTACTTACCAGCAAGTCAATATGCTTCAAATACACTGATGGATAGTTGCACATTCTATAATCTTTATTATGGCATATACCTAATTGGAGCAAATTCAAAAGGATTTACACTAGCAAATAGTGTCATGGATGCTATCTATCAAAATGGTGTTTATGTAATCAATAGTAATAACTTTACTAGTTTAACAAATTATTTTAAAGATGTTGGCGATCACTTAAATGGTGCATCTACCCCGTCTACACCAGTAATTTATTGGGATAACACTGCTGTTGGTTGCGCAACTATCGGTGATAGTTATGATAGAAGCGACTTAAACAAAGTATCAGAAACAGCAAATACTAGTGAATGGAATTACAGCGAAGCCTTACGATTAGGAACAATACAACACAACAACGGTAAAAGTTTATCAATTGCTGCAAGTACTACTGCTGTGTTGGGTACTGGTTATGATGATGGATTTACTGGTGTAATAGCCAATATGTTCATAGATTATAGTATTTCACGAAACGGCGGTGTTCGTACTGGTATGGTTAAATTTAGTTTGACTTCTAGTGGTGTATATGGTATAGATGATGATAGCACTCAAAATTCGGATGTTGGAGTAACATTTGGTTTCAATGGAACCGATTTAACTTATACATCAGATGGAAATGGAACAGGTCTCCTCAATTATGCTATCAGATACCTCGAAATGTTATAACTGGTTTAGTGGTAATTCTGCAGATAGAATATTACAATGGCGAGAATATCGTCGCAATATTGCAAGCAACCATTTGCAAACCATAGCACAAGATTGGGCTAAATGCCCAATTATTCCAAATTATCTTGAATACGATGATTGCAGAGACTGGCCTGATCCTTGGACCTTGGTTAGTGAAGGTAATTATTGCGATATAGCACGTGCTCTTGGTATGTTTTACACTTTATACTATACTTCTTATCCGTTTCGTGATACTATGAAAATAGAGATTTACAAGGATAGAAAAAATCATGAATACCTTAATTTATTGCGATGTGAAGACGGATTATATACGCTTAATTACAATATAGGCGAGGTTGTAAATAGTCTCTCTGTCCCCGAATCGGCAGAACTCATAAACATCGTAACACATAAAAATTTAAAAATTTGAAAGAGAAAATAAAATGCCAATCAATGTTATTAAGCGTGATGGTCGCAAGGAACCATTGGATATTGAAAAACTTCACAAGGTAGTATTTTGGGCAACTGAAAACCTAAGCGGTGTAAGTGCAAGTGAATTAGAAATTAGAAGTCAAATTCAATTTTATAATAACATTAAAACTACTGAGGTACAGGAAACGTTAATTAAGGCTGCTGCTGATCTTATTTCAGAAGAAGCGCCAAATTATCAATATGTTGCTGGTCGTCTTGTAAATTATCATCTTCGCAAGCAAGTATATAATGACTATCAACCGCTTCCGCTAATTGATATTATCAAGAAGAATGTAGGCAGCGGTTTCTATGATGCTAATCTACTAAGTGATTATACAGAAGAAGAATGGGCAAGCATCAATAAGTTTGTTGAACATGAACGTGATATGCAACTTACCTATGTTGCAATGGAACAACTTCGTGGCAAATACCTGGTGCAGAATCGTGTTACTGGCGAAATTATGGAAACTCCACAGGTTGCTTATGCACTCATTGCAGCAACTCTATTTGCCAAGTATCCACAAGAAACACGCCTAAAGTATGTTCGTGATTATTATGATGCTATTTCTAAGCATGATATCTCGTTACCGACGCCAATTATGGCAGGTCTTCGCACACCACAGCGTCAGTTCTCATCTTGTGTATTGATTGAAACTGGCGACAGTTTAGACAGCATTAATGCAACAAGCAGTGCCATTGTTAAGTATGTCTCACAAAAGGCTGGCATTGGCATTGGGGCGGGTTCTATTCGTGCTATCGGCTCACCTATTCGTCGTGGCGATGCCTCTCATACAGGCTTAATTCCATTCTATAAGATGTTCCAAGCAGCAGTTAGATCATGCTCACAAGGCGGTGTTCGTAACGGTGCTGCTACTCTTTATTATCCGCTATGGCACTATGAAGTAGAAGATTTATTAGTTCTCAAGAACAATAAAGGAACAGAAGATAACCGTATTCGCCAGATGGATTATGGTGTTCAGTTTAACAAACTTATGTATGAGCGTCTGTTAAGTGGCGGTGATATCACTTGCTTCTCACCTAGCGATGTGCCTGGTTTGTATGATGCGTTCTTTGCTGACCAAGATAAGTTCAAGGAACTGTATGAGAAGGCAGAGAAGAATCCAAAGATTCGCAAGAAAACCTATAAAGCAATTGATTTGTTCTCGCAGTTCATGGAAGAGCGCAAGAATACAGGTCGCATTTATCTTATGAATGTTGATCATGCTAACACCCATGGTGCGTTTATTGAAAGTAAAGCCGTAATCAAGCAAAGTAATTTGTGTGCTGAGATTGCATTGCCTACAAAACCACTTAATCATATCTTTGATGAAGAAGGTGAAATCTCACTTTGCACACTCTCTGCGATTAATTGGGGCAATGTTAAAGAACCAAAAGACTTTGAAAAGATGTGTGACCTTGCGGTTCGTGGTCTTGATGCGCTACTTGACTACCAGAACTATCCAGTTATTGCAGCACAGATGAGCACTATGAATCGTCGTCCACTAGGCGTAGGAATAATTAACTTTGCATATTTTCTTGCCAAGAATGATATGAGTTATAGTGATCCTCGTGCGTTGGCACTCGTTGATGAATATGCAGAGGCATGGAGTTATTATCTTATTCGTGCAAGCAATCAACTTGCTATTGAACGTGGTGCTGCGCCAAAAAACGATGAAACAAAGTATGGTGCGGGTATTCTGCCTATTGACACATATAAGCGTGAAGTTGATGAACTTGTGCCACATGTGGAGCGTATGGATTGGGTATCACTTCGTGCAAGTCTTCGTGAACATGGTATTCGTAATTCTACTCTTATGGCACTTATGCCAGCAGAAACATCAGCACAGGTTGCTAATGCTACAAACGGCATTGAACCGCCTCGTTCGCTTATTTCCATTAAGCAGAGTAAACATGGTGTGTTGAAGCAAGTTGTTCCAGAGTTCCGTAAGTTAAAAAACAAGTATGAACTTCTATGGGATCAGAAATCACCAGAAGGTTATTTGAAACTAGTTGCTGTACTACAGAAGTATATTGATCAGAGTATTTCAACAAACACTTCATATAATCCTGCTCATTATGAAGATGAAAAGATTCCAATGAGTGAAATGCTTGGGCATATTCTTCTATGCTACAAATATGGCATCAAAACACTGTATTATTTTAATACTAATGATGGTCAAGGTGAGATTGATGTCAACAAGTTGTCTCAAGAACAACCACTGGCTGCTGCATTTGCTACTCTTGATGATCAAGAGAATTGTGAAAGTTGTACAATTTAATGTCTAATAATTTATTTGATAATCAAGATCAATTTATTGAAACTTTTTATCAAAGTAACTACTATGAGGCGATTAAAACGTTTGATATTCAGTCATACTTAAAAAATATTGTTGATTATCGACCAAGAGATTTAATAGATTATAAATCAAATCATATTATATATTATTACTTGGATTATATAGTGAGACAGAACCCAAATGTAATTTATGATATTGGCGCTGGAAATAGTTATTTTAAACTTTTGTTAAAAGATATTGTTAGTATTGTTGCAATAGAACCATACCCAATTCGAAAAAATAACGAAAAATTTATTTCCGACGATTATACTGTATATTCATTACTAACTCACCCTGATTTGCAAATTACATTTGAAGAATTTTCTGAAAAAAATAAAAATTTTGTTGAATATGCATGGGCAATCAATTCATTGCATTTTATACCAATTACAAATATCAAGAAACAATTTCTCAAATTTGTTTCTATTTTTAAAAAAAATGGAAGAGGATTTATAACATTCAATGTTGGGAAAATGATAGAATACACCGATGAAAAAACATTATTAAAATTGTTTGGAACAACTGACATTAATCAATCAAATTGGCATATTACTCACGAATATATTATTGAAGTTTTACAAAATTTAGAAAAAAAATACAAAAAATACATTGATTTTCTTATTTTAGATTTATCTCCGATATATTATCATGATAATAATGGTAATATTAAAATTATATTTGATGTTAACAAAACAATATAATAATTAAAATTAAGGTAATATTATGAAGTTAGCAGTTTGTGGATGTAGTTTTAGTGCTGTTGCAACTAAGGCTCCCAATACGCACTGGAGTGAAATATTGGCTGGCAAGATGAATGCAGAATTGCATAATCTTGCCAGGCAAGGCATAAGCAATGGCGCAATAAGAATTCAAATAGATGAAGCCATTAGACTTAAATCTGACGTTGTAATAATCGGGGCTACTAGTTCAGACCGTATTATATTACCTAGAAATCCTAATGCTAAATCAAGCAACAAGTTAAGATTGCGTGATTTTAATTATGATGCTACGCCCGATAGCGTGATGTTAAGCGAAACATTAGTGAATATCATTGATGGACCAATACATCGTAGAATGCGTGGATTGACAAAGGAAGCAAAAGAGGCCGCAGCGCAATATGCAACTTATTTGCATGATGTTAATTGGCAACGACAACTTGATCGATATGTGTTGCAAGAAGGATTGTGGGCCTTACACGAGTTAGGTATTAAATTCTATTATAATCCATGGTTTAATATTGATGGTGAATTGGGAATGCCTGATTGGTTTACTGATAGATATTTCTTACCTCAACGATTGGGATTTCAGGAAATATATCATGATTATAAATTAATAGGTGAAGATGACCCTGGTTATCATATTTCACCAGAAGGTCAACATATATTAGCCAACGAATTATATGAATTTATAACTAAAAAAGATTGCAATATACTATAAAATATGACATAATTATTAAAATTGAGGTGATATAATGAGCACGGTATTTGACGCAAACGACAAGAGCGACCACACAAAGTCACTAGCATTCCTAGACCCTAACGGCGGTGTAAGTATCCAACGCTATGATACGCTAAAGTATAAGCAGTTTGATAAACTGACCGATAAGCAGTTAGGATTCTTTTGGCGACCAGAAGAAGTTGATATTCTTCGTGATGCCAAAGATTTCAAAGACTTAACGGCAAATGAACAACATATCTTTACAAGCAATTTAAAGCGACAGATTCTTCTTGATTCTGTGCAAGGTCGTGCGCCAGCAGTGGCATTTGGTCCTATTTGCTCTTTGCCAGAATTAGAAACTTGGATTACTACTTGGACATTCAGTGAAACTATTCACTCTCGTTCATATACTCATATTATCCGTAATGTGTATGCCAATCCAAGTAAAATCTTTGATGAACTGATGGATATTCAAGAAATTGTTGATTGTGCTGGCGATATTACTGCACTTTATGACAAGTTAATTGAAATGAACAATTTTTATGCAGATAAGGAACATCCTGGATTTGCTTTATATGAACACAAGAAGGCACTTTGGCTTGCACTTATGAGCGTAAACATTCTTGAAGGTGTTCGCTTCTATGTGTCATTTGCTTGCTCTTGGGCATTTGCTGAATTGAAGAAAATGGAAGGCAATGCAAAGATTATTAAGTTGATTGCTCGTGATGAAAATCTACATCTCGCTGGCACACAGACACTTCTTAAACTTCTTCCCAAAGATGACCCAGCATTTGAAAAGATTGAAATAGAATGTCGTGATGAAGCCATCAAGTTATTTGATGATGCTGTCAATCAAGAAAAGGCATGGGCAAAATATTTGTTCAAGGATGGTTCTATGATTGGATTGAACTACCAACTACTTGCTGAATATGTTGAGTTTATTGCCAACAAGCGTATGCAAGCAATCGGTCTTGGTGCGGTATATCCTACAAAGAATAATCCACTGCCATGGACACAAAAGTGGATTGCTGGCGCAGATGTTCAAGTGGCTCCACAACAAACGCAAATTTCAAGTTATGTTATTGGTGGAACCAAGCAAGATGTTGATAGTAATTCGTTCAGTGGATTTAGTTTGTGATTTGGTTGATACCGTCAGTAAATGGTGTTGCTGACTTTGCTCGTAATATTGGCTGTGATTGGTTGGGAAATATTCCAACCAATCCTGACGCAAGTTGTGAAGAAAATATATGCCATACGAATGTAAAAAATTATATTCTTGGACACGGTGGTAAAAAAATACTTGGCTATTACTTTTTAGAAAGTGCGTGGGGATATCAAGCAATACTACATAGTGTATGGCAAGATAGTGATGGGAACTTGATAGATATTACTCCATTTGCTGATAAAAGAAATACAAATGTATTTGCCAAATTAAAAAATAATATACAAAAATATATCACAAATAATATATATTCTCTATCTCTTGATAAATATAATCAGGAGATTGAAATTATGTATTATATATATGCTCTGATAGACCCAAGAAACAATATGCCTTTTTATATTGGCAAGGGGACTGGAAAAAGAGCACAAACCCATCTTTGGGATATGTCAAGAAGTGATAATATTCACAAAGAAAATAAAATTGATGCTATTAGAAAAGCAGGATTAGAACCACAAGTTGAATATCTTGCAGAAGATATTATTGATGAAAATCTTGCTTATAAAATGGAAGAAGATTTAATATTGCGATATGGTCGCAAGGGATATGAACCTTATGGTATTTTAACAAATGTATGTTTAGATGCAAGACCACCAAATCATAAGGGAAAAACTTATGAACAAATATATGGCAAAGAAGGTGCAGAAATCCAAAGAGCCAAGCGTTCGCAATTGCAGAAAGATCGAGGCGGTTATGGACCTAAAACGCACAGTGAAGAAACTCGTGCAAAGTTTAGAGAACTTACTGCTGGCAGCAATAATCCAATGTATGGTAAACATCATAGCCCAGAAACTATACAAAAAATTAAAGAAAATAGAATAATGCCAACTGGTGAAAACCATTATTTTAGCAACCATTGGAAACTTACATCTCCAACGGGTAAAGTATATCAACAGGTTGGAAATCTTAAAGGACTATGTGAAAAATTAAATTTAAGTTTTGCAACCATTCACGCCGCATATCTATATAATAGAATACCAAATCGTGGCAAAGCAAAAAATTGGAAAATAGAAGTAATAGAAAAGGAATAATCAATGATTACACTTTATACAAAAGATAACTGCCCATATTGCGATGGAGCAAAACATCTACTAAACAGTTGGGGTGAAGAATATACTGAAGTTCATATCAATGATGAGGGTGTTCGTGATTGGCTTGTAGCCGAAGGTCATAAGACTGTGCCGCAGATTTACTTCAACGACAAACTTTTAGTAGAGGGCGGTTACAGTGGACTAAGTAAATTGTCTATCAACGAATTACAGGAAAGAAAGAATGCTAATCAATAAGACTGACAAGAATACTGTCTATACCTTTAAGACTGTCACTGGCGAAGAAATCATTAGTCGTGTTAGTGAAAGTGATGCTACTACTTACACGTTGCTAAAGCCACTGGTTATGATTGTTACTCCACAAGGTGGATTTGGATTAGCGCCAGCAGTTTATAGTATTGGACCCTCAGATACGATTGTGTTAAATAAGAGAGCAGTTGTTCTTTCTGGTAAAACTGAAAGCGATATTGCCACTCAGTATCTTTCTAAAACGACAGGACTGACGTTGGCTACTGCCTAAAGGAGAGTCAATGCCTATTCCAGCAAAATTTGGAACTTTTAACAGCGGTGGTGGAGTATCATTTCAAGGTGATCC